GTTTCCCAGTCACGATCGAAGCCATACCCTGCCAACGTGTAGAAGTGCGTTCAATGTTACCGGGGTTAAAGTTGCGTATTCCGGGTGTTGTCATCGTAGTTACCATAATGGTGGATTGTAGTGACTAAGAATGTATCACGAATGTAATACAAAGACCACCATTGCTGATGGTCTTATTTGATTAACCGAGTAACCATAAAGCAGATTCGATGACGATCCATCCACCGATAGCAACCAGTATGAATATACCGATGATTACTTGTTCGAATTTAAACTTGTTCAAAAATTTAAGCATGTTCTTTTTCCCAGTTATCAGCTGCGTTACGGTAGTTCTTTGCTTCCTTACGTGCCAGCGATGCTTCCGCGCGACAGACATCAGCGATGTCAGCATATTCTTGTGCCTTAGCACTTGTACCCGTCATCATCTCATTAGCAGCCTTGGTGTCCCATACATCAACCTCACGATCATGGTTGCGTGCTTCAAGGTCGCACCGGTCTGCTTGGTTCTTGTAGAATTGTTTCACAATCATTCTTCTCCAGTTCTAACATTCGGCAGTGATACTCATCAAAGCCGATGTCTTTATTAACATAGGATTTGTGCAGCTCAGTAGCTGCACGTTCATTAGCTTTCTGGTTCACTGAGGTATCCAGCTTTGTATAGTTTAATAAGATTCTGAACCGACGTGTGATCTTTATTAAACTCAGAAGGATCATACCCAATACAGGTCATAGCAGCTTCGACGACAACTTCACATTCAGTCTTCACTGGTCTGAAGGTTCTGGATACAAACGTCATACCATCTTCAGTGATGAATACGAACTCACCTGTACCATGGGGATGAGGACCGACGGTGATACATTCCACATAGTATTGACCATGCTTCGCTTCAACACGGTTACCCGGTTGCAGTGCTGTAGTTGGCATAGCTGGTGCAACACGACCGACAGACCAATCGTCACGGTGAATATACAGTTCTTTAGTAGGACAGTGCGCAGTAGGTAAACCGTTGATCATCGTCCATAACCATCCACCACAACCGTCGAGACTTTTGTCTTCACGAATGTTCGTCGGCCAAGATGGTAATATCAATCCTAAATTGCGTAACACCTCATCACGCGATACTGGTATAGGTGGTGCTATAGGTGGTGCTATACCGGATACTTGTGGTGAAGACCACATTGCCACATCACCGGCCTTCTTAGTAATGACACAATCCTTCGGTCCTACTGTTGTATTCGCACATGGTGCTAGACCGACATCAAGGTTACCAGCGTCATGGTTGATCGATCTCACGGTTTGCTTCATCAGACCGAAGGAATGAACATCAACCGTGTCACCTACACCGATGTAGTTATTGTATGCGTCAGTCAGTGGTTTAGGTGGTGCTATACCGGATACTTGTGATGGTGGTACTTGTGCATCACGCCAATCAGTGAAGCGGATTTTTAACGACCAAGCTCCGGATTCCACAGATTCCACAATATAACCCTTGTCACTTTTAACCCACTGACCTACATCAGTAGGTAATACCCTCGGTGTTTCTTTAAGTAAAGGCCATTCTTTGATGTTAACGACCAACCATGTTAGCGCATGTTTACGGTTCATTTCATCTGCTCCAATCGATCAGCGTAGTCGTTCAGCTTGGTGTGACTCACCAGTACCTTACCTGCCATACTGGTGCATAGAATCTTAGCGGCCTTGCGTACTGCACCGGCTTCGATGAAGTTCAGTGACTGCTCAGGGGTAGCCTTCAGGACTGTTTCAATGCTTTCGGTGATACGTGGGTTACAGTTGAGTTCATGCAGCTGAACATTTGCATTGATCAACTCACCGCGTAACGAATCAGCGTGAGCCATCAGCGCGGTGTGATGCTTCAACACTTCACCTGCTTCGATGATGGTACGAGTCAGGTCAGCACGTAGCTGTTCGTTCTCTGCCCTGTGGTCAACGGTTTCAGTGTTGCAGTCGTTCCATGCCTTCGCTGCGTCCTCAATCGTTCCACCATAGCTGTTCGGTGCTGAGATACCGCACGTATCGCAAAAGAAGCAGTTATTGTGCTTATTGTATTCAGCAACACCTTTGTCACCGGGTTCACATTCACTACATGATACTAATTTCATTTCATTGGTTCCTTCTATTAAGTTTAATTATCTTCAGTGAACACATCACATGACCCATCATTACAACCATTCGCATCATCCATATCAGGTGAATACTCATAGTTAGGATCGGTGAACAGCTTGAAGTCTTCGCGTGATTCATTGAAAATATCAGCAGTACTTCTATTCTCTCTGAAGAAGACACGAGACTCATCACCATGTCCGTTGTACTTATACTTAGACTCACACATTGCGTTAAACCAAAATCGTTCTGGTTCCTGCAATGCTATGGTTTGTAACTTACGTTTTGACTTCTTCCAGCATGTCACGCAGTTACCCAGGTGTTCAGGTAGGTTCAGATCAAACGATTGACCCTTCCACCAACTGATCACGTCTTCCTTCGTAGTAGGATGCCATTTAATTAATGGATACATTACGAATTCTTTCTCAGCCTTCACACTCATGCGATCAATCTCATCAGCACGTATTCCAACAGCAGTGAGTGACTTTCTCAAACCGAGGTCACGCTTCAACTGTTTGAAAGGGTTCAACTTCAATTCACGGTTACAATGTGGCCATGACTTGTTAGGTATTCCATATTTAATGATCATGTCTTCAAATGGTTCAGCGTGTCGTGAAGTATTGTCGAAGTTTACGATCCTATATGTGGCACCCCTCAATACACCGTGTTGTGTGACAGCTTCAATCCATATCAGATTCAAACCGAACTCAATATCACATTGATTCACGAATTCAAGCGTACTCTCATGTTCTTGACCCGTATTCATAAATACAAATATTAGTGTGTATTTATGTGACATGTTATCCAGCAACCACTTGCACATATAACCTGATGTTCTTCCACCTGAGAAGCTGACGAATAGTACAGGTTTATCAGCTGTCAGAAATGGTTTCATCTTCTTCTACCTTTAATGTGCTTCACGATGTCACGATTCAATATCGCAATGAGTTCAGCACGTTTCCGTTTATAGAAGGTGACAAGTTCATCATCACCTTCACGTTCTAACTGTTGAATGAGTGCATTCACGTCACGAAGGTTCATCTGGTTGTTCCTTCTATTAAGAGTACGACTACATTATATGAATGTTATACGTTGTGCAACTACTTTATTATACTGTCGCATTGTTCCACTGGTGGGTCTAATCACCAACACGAGCGGTGTTGATTGTCCGTACAGTGGCGCAAAATGTCTTCTGTACGGTTCTCTGTACGGATGAATGTGATGAAACGCGTCATTGACGCAAATGGTGACAATCGTACAAATAGTGATCAACTGACGCAGATGGTGGCGGCGAACGGTGACAGTGTTGTGAATGGTGGCGGTGAACGGTGACATTGTACAAATAATGAACGATTTCCTGTACAGAGGAATTTTTATCTGTACGGATTCTCTGTACAGGGTCTAGGCCGCATGGGACTAGGGCTGTAGAGCAGCGACCTCTTACTGTGCGTACACATAATAAGGGCTATCTGTACAGGGTTATAGTCACGGCTCATGCGGCTTTGAGCGATTTTCCGTACAGATATCTTCTTTTTTTCAATATTAGCAAGACTAAGTTAAAGCATACCTTCAATTCTTAACTCTAGCGGTGTTTAGAACGTATTCCTCTGTACATCTGTACGGATGGAAATAACACGAACGGTGTTGGTCATTAGGTATCATTATTAGAACAATAGAATCGTGCATAAATGGGACAGTTAGACATTGCAGATCACTGGTGTAAACTGGAGTCAAACATTTACTGAAGACAGATATGAGTAGACGATACTTAACGACAGACATGCTCGGTGTAGATATATCACCTAAGCACCTATCATTCGCCATTGAATACGGTAAGGACTTTAATGCTAGGCGTGCAGCAGTGGTGACTGGATATGAAGCTGATTCAGGATATTCAATCGCACAGCGTGAAGACGTGCAGCATTGTGTGGCTATGATGGTCAACAGTAGACTTGAGGCTTCACATATCGATGCTGAGTGGGTTCTGATGGAAGCGGTGGACAATCACCTACTAGCACGCCAGGACGGTAATATCACAGCTTCTAACACTGCATTAGGGTTGATAGCCAAGCACACCATGGTGGATGCACTAGCCAGTGATAAGCTGAATCTGAATGTACAGGGTGATCGTGACTGGGAAAC